TAAGGAGCAACAGTTACAGTTACGTTGTTTGTTCCAGCAACAGCAACAACTAAAGCTTTAATAACAGCAGAGTCGTCATCTTTTGAAATAATGATTGAATCATGCACTTTAACGTTGTGATTTGCAGGTAATGTAAGCGTGTTCGCCGAAGCGTCAGCAACTGTACATCCAGCGTCATACGCTACGTGTAATCTTCCTTGTTCAGACCAAATTACTTGATCAGATTGTAAAGGCATTTCAGCACCTACCATTTTTAAGAAACCAGAGATAGTACGGTTACCGTATCTTTCTACTTCTTTCTCATAAATTTCTGGTAAAAACTGAGCCGCGAATGTTCCACCTCCTGTGTCACTATCAAATGCCAAGTAGTTGGAGTTAAATAAATTTTGTACTGGAGCTGGAGTAATGTGATTTAACACCGCACCTGTACTATTAAATGTACCCATAATTTTTAAATTTTAAATTAGTTAATGTTTTATTTTCTCATTTTAACTCGGATCTTACTATTATCATCGCCACTAATTACTCTATAAGTAGTTCCACCTTGCTTAACTTCAGTGTGTCCTTGTCTAGGTGCCATATCGACATTCTTTGCTTTAGACATACTTTCTCTTAACGCATCGGCTTTACCTTGATTATAAAAGTGATTTGCAACAGCATCAGGGTTCATTGCTGTAAATAAAGATTTATGATAACCTGCAGCATCTGACATTTCATTACTTTTATTAAGAAACTTCTTAACAAAGTTATTGATATCGCTTTGGTTTGTCTTAACCTCTTCAGCATTTTTTACGTTGTACCTGTATTTCTTTTCACCAACATTATATTCAAAACCTTTGAAATTGTCGTTAAAAACCTTTTGAGTTTTATCTTGAAATACATTGACTTGACGCTCTGATACTTTTTTGATTTCAGTTTGCTCCTCGTTGTATCTGTTGAAAAAATCAACTGCTTTCTTTTGCTCAGGCGCTAACCTGCTTCCAGCTTTGATTTCTTCGTAATATTTAGACTTTAACCCGTCTAGGTGGTTTTTGGCATTCGCAACTTGCTCTTTTAATGCCAGTTTTTTTCTTTTAACATCTCTTTCTTCGTCGACTTCTTCGTCAAACGAAAAGTTGTCTTCCATTAGGAATTCTACTTCTTCTGTAGAAAGATGAGGTTTTGTATTTTGATAATATTCTTTTAACAACTGCTGCTCGTTTAACGATGCGTAGTCAGTGTTAAGTTTAACGTAGTCTTCTAAAGTACCACCTGTATCGTTCATAAAGTCTACAACTTTTTGAATGTTTTCAGGTAGTTCAACACCAGTTTCTTGTTTTTCAGCTATAGCTTCTACAACTTCTTCTTGTGTTGGTTTTTCTTCAACAGGATCTTCGTTTGTTATCTCTTCTAATATAGGCGCCTCTTCCTGTGTTTTGTTTTCCTCTGGTATTTCTTCTTGTTCTTGTGAGGTGTTGGCATCTTCAACGAGTTCAACCACTCCGCTGTCGTCAGCGTTATCTTCTTTAGTTTCATTTTGGTCTTCTGGTTTTCTTAAATCAACTTTGATTACTTCGCTAGGTTCTTCAACCTTTTTTGCTTCATCTAAATTAATCTTAATAACATCTGCAGTTTTGTCTTGTACTAGCTGTTTAGGACGTTTTTTAATTTTAACTGGTTTATTAACCACCTCTTCGCTTTGAGCTTGTGTAGGTGGAGGAGTAACCGGTAACTCCGCTTTTAAATTTTTTTCATTTTCCATAATATAATATAATTAAATAATTAAACATTATCTAGGTTCGAAAGAACCTAAATCAAATCCACCACCAAGTGTATCGTTACCTTTAGATTCAAAGTTTTTAGGTGGCGATGATTTTGCCCTTTGATCTATTAATTCAGATTGTTGAGATGCTTGTATTTTTGTACGGTCATCTTTACGATCTTCTTTTTTTGTTTCTTTAGCATTAATAGTATCTAACTCCATTTTCTTTAACTGCATGTTAAGTTGGAACTCATGATCCATTAATTGCTTTTTAATCATAGCCTCAGCTTGTAACTTCTGCTGATCCATTTGAGATTTAGCTTGTTCTATTTGTATTGTTGTCTGAGCAATTTGCTGTGCTTTTTGAACTTCAGCTTGAGCTGCAGCTGCTTGCGCTTGTTGATTAGCTTGTGATTGAGCTTGAATATTCTCTTGCTGCATTTGCTGATCTTTTTCTAGCTTCTTTTTTCTTTTAACTTTTAAAAGTTGATTAGCTAGTTTTACATTTTTAATCTCCCTCAAATCAATAGCATCACTTAATTCTATAAGTTGTTGCTGTAAACCTTGTTGTATATTGTTCTCAAGCATAGCTCTTTCTTCATCATCAGGTTGTAACTCTATAAATATACCAAAATCGTATAAGTGTAGGTTTTTCATTTCATCTAGCGTAGCAACATTGTGAGAACCTATAGCTTGTATAAAAGCATCTTTAGTTGGTGAGTACTCTATAATATCAGATATTCTAAGAGATAAACACTCTGCCATTTCCGATGTTAAAAATAAACCTGCTTGTAATATATGCCTTGTAGCTGTGTTTGAATTAGCAGCGGCTAGCTTTTGTATACCTACTAAAGCTTTAGCATCAGGCGTACTAGCATCTCTAGCTTCATTTAAACCTGTTACATCTCTTATCATTTGTAGATAGTAGTTGTAAGTTTGTATTAACGTTTGCATCTTCTGTCCACCACTACCGCTTGATATTTCCTGAATAGGAACTTTACCTGGATTCATGTCTCCATCGGAAGTCATAGACCTACCTATTATAGATCCCGTCTGAAAGAACATATTTAATGCTTCTTGTGGATTATAATTTGTTCCGTTACCTAAATCAATCTCAGCAAGTCCATCTGCATCTAAATAGATACCATCAGGAACCATTCTAGACATCACCTGTTGTAGTTTTAAGTGTGTAAGCTGTATCATATCAGCAAAACCAGTAATACGTCCTACAAGTGATTCAATTTTCCCTTTGTACATTCTTGGAGCTACAATACTATAGTTCATTTTAACTTTAGTAAAATCACTCTTAGGTCTCATCATGTTTTTTGCAAGCTCCCATTTAAGTAGTTTTTCACTACCTAATATCAAAGCACCTTCATATAAAACCTCTATTGATCTAGACATCTTACCGTACTTAGCTTCTAGCATTTGATCTTGCATAGGGTTAAAAGTATCATCTTTTATTATAACCTTACTAGCACCAGTAGCTGTTTCTTTTACCTTATAAACTTCATTTGCATAAGTCTTGTAGTTAAAATAAAGAACTTGAACTTGGTTTTTATCTGGCTCGTCAGCTCCACTAACGTTTCTATTATAGTAACCCTTCTTGTTAAAGCTTTGTTTAGTGATATCTTCTAGCTCTTCTTGTCTTAAGTTAGGAAATTGNTTAACTAACTCATTAATAGGTATAGTTTTAACNTCACCCACATAGTATATATCATCAAAGTAAGGTGAATCTGTGTGTGAATACACTAANTCAGCTGGATCAACGTACTCAACAGCAACACCTCTTGATGTATCAAAAGTACATTTAACAGCTCCAATACCTAACACAGCTATATCGTAGTAAAATCTTTTCTTAGTAAGCTCATATCTATTACCATCTAGTAATGTATTTATAGCTTGCTCTTCAGCTAGTTCAACAGATTGCTTGTAGCTAAGNTGCATGTGTANCGCTAGCTCTTCTTCTGAATCTGGTAGTTTAGCTTGTGGAGTTGTAAATAAGTTNACGCCAAATGCTTCTGCNGCAAACTCGTTTAACTCTTTAGTTTTAAGATCTCTTATTATACCCTCCATGTATTTAGTTCTCTTACTAACACCGTAAGGATCNTGTGAGTAACACTTTATGTCGTATGTTCTGTCTGATATACCGTTTACAACTATATCAACAAACTTAGGTATTATAGGTACTGGTGTCCAGTCTAAATTAAGATAAGACAAGTCACCGTTAATAGATAATTCGTTTTTATACTTTTGTATAGATTGTTCTCCTCTAGCGTATAACCTTAGCTTGTGAAAACTATTAGCATGAGATGAAAATCTGTAGCCACTGTTGTCACGTTTAAACCATTCGTCTTCAATTGCTTTAGCAACCTGAAGTCCATACTCTTGCGAGACTTTTTCTTGGTCACTAGCAACTTGACTAGGAAAATAACCTTTTGAAAATGAATTAGCCATATTGTTATTGTATTAATTTTGATTGCATGCCTCTTTGTTTATATCTAGCAATGCTTATGTTTAATTTTTGTTTTTCTATTTTTGCGTTTGGGTTATATAGGTGTCGGTTACAAGCCATGATTGCTAAACCAGAGCTTATAGCAGCATCAAACTTTGTTCTATTGTTTATATCAAACTTAGCCCAGTCTTGTAGTGTTTCCATAAAGTATATGTCTCCATAGTCTCCATTTACTTTTCTACCAACGTGTTCTTGTATGTACATTTCAATAGCCGCAGCGTGTGCTTGTTTTATATCTTCACTTGAGTTAGGTATTCCACCAACTTCTTTTTCCGCTACAGATAACTTATTCCAAATCTTATCAGGCCTATTCATGCTAAAACCTCTGTAACCTCTTCTTCTTAAATAATACAAAAGTCTTGGTTTATTATTTTCTGCTAATAAGGGCATACCGTAAAAAACTAAAGCCATTAAGACATCTTCAAAAAACATATCAGCAGTTTGCGGTCTTGCTACGTATTCTAAAAAAAAACTATTAGGTGGACAGTTTTCCATTGAAAACTTTGACAAACCGTGTAAAGCACCTTTTGATCCTCTACCATCTACAGTTCCTGATATATCGTAACTATCACAACCAAAAGCACC